CCAGAGAAACTTGCTGATAAGAAGAAGCAGGCAGAAGCACCAAAGCCTAAGCCATTCCCAAAGCCGACGGTAACCAAGCCAGCCGAAGAGACTAAGAAGCCAACAACTCCGAAGAAGAAGTCTGGCGGTGGAGGCTCCCCAAAATCCACTAATCAAGTTCAGTAATTCAAAACACTTTTAAAAATTTTCCCCTAGATTTCAACTTCCTTGATTTCTAGGGGATTTTTTTCTCTTTCTAAATAGAAAATGACCGCGCCTCGCCCCAAACTCACATTTTTTCGTTTCGTCGTTTAATAAAACTTGTCGTATAGTGATAACTGTCAGGTTGTATAAACAGCCTGAGGGAAGAGACACCTAACAAGTTTGCGAGCACGCAAAAAGAACGGGTCGGGCGGGAAGCAGTCTCTCCCCAACCTTCCCGCTCGGCTCTCAACTAAGGACGGCGCGAATGTCTGAAGAACTTGCCAAGAATCCTTTCTCGGCACCCGAAGCCGAAAAGCCTGAAGTTCAAATCGACACCCCCACCAACCTACGTCCAGACCTATCCCAGTTCGGCATCGAAGAAACCGACCGCGGAATCTGTGAAGACACCTTCGAGAATCGTCAGGCGTTACGTCGGGCAAAACTAAATTGGCTTCCTGTTTATGCTATAAACGGCGTCCCTACCGGTCTTATCCAAGCCCTCTCTTCCGAGATGCAATCTCAACAACGTCTGCTATCTCTCGAAGAGAAGACGGTAATTCTCGAAGACCCAAAGAACAAGAACTCTAATTACATAACGGGTTATGATTTACTTGCAGAGTCAGAGGCTGATGCTATAGTTCCGCCTTGGGTTCTCGGCGCGACCAAAGTTTGGGCTAAGCAACAGAACGAACTCGAACTCAACCCAAACCTGTTACATGGAAAAAAGGCTGCCCCTTTACCATCTCGCTGTAAGGCAATCAAAGATGACGGCATACGTTGTCAGTTGTGGACTGGAGGACGTCCACAGGATGACGGCTTCTGTCGAGTCCACTTAGGTTCCTTACGTAATAAACCGACGGACTCAGTAGAACGCGCACGTTCACGTCTGACCCAAGCAGCGCCGACGGCTGTCGACATTCTTGAGGACTTGATGCAGGGCGCAGAATCTGAGCCAGTAAAACTCAAGGCAGCAACTGAGATTCTCGACCGCGCTGGTGTTCGCGCTGGTTTCGACATCAACACGGACGTCACCATCGATGTTCGTCCTGCAGCATCTGTTATCGCAGAACGTTTACAACGCTTAAGTAATAACGCACTCGAAGCGACGAAACGGCTCGAAGACGCTCAACAGCAGACTATTATTGTAGAAGCGGAAGAAACCAATAACACCGTAGACGCAGAGGTTGTATCAGATGACGCTAAATGAAATAATTAAATTAGCGTCTGAGCACGCCGAACGTCTGAGCGCGGACGTCAAACTGGCGTCCACTAGACTCGAACACGTTCGCGTAACGGCTCGCGCACAGGAAGCAGTGAACCTGCTTCACCACCTTATGCATTTCACGGGAGAACTAGATGACGAGCAAGACGGAACTACGGGAACGGTTCATCTCTAAAGCCGAGTCGTATGTAGGCTATACGGCGAGCGCCGACCGATTCAACATCTTCGGCGAGCGCGTTGGTATCAACGGTCAGCCTTGGGACGGTGCCTTCATTGACGTCGTTGCCCGCGAGACGGGCTTGTCTCTGCCCGCTCACACTTTTCCGACGGTCGCGCTCGCGGATTACATAGGGTCGGGGTTTTTCCATGTAAGACCACGGCGAGGGGACATCGTCTTCTTTGTAACGTCGACGGTGATGGATTTCGGCTCGCCACACGTTGGTATAGTAACGGACACCTCACGGCACGCCATAGACGGAACCTTCGAAACGGTTGAGGGTATGACGAGTTCTGGCCTGCCAAGGGGTATACAAAATGCTGACGGTGTCTACAAACGGGTGCGCCACCAAAGCGAGGTCATAGGTTATGGACGTCCACGCTTTGTGACGGTGCCCCCTAAAGAGATTCCAGCAACGGTGCCCGAAGTGGTAAGCGCGCAAGTGAAGCCGGGCATCAAGCACAAGAACGTCGAAGTCGTTCAACTCGCGTTGAGCGCAGTAACTGGAGTTCGAGGCTTGCCAAGGGGACACTTTGACAAGCGCACTCAACTCGCCTTCGCGCAGTTTCAAAGATTGATTGGGTTCCCTCCTTCCCTCGCAACAGGCGCGCCAGACTTCAAGAGTCTTTCGGCGCTCGCTGAAAAGACAGGGTTGTTCCAAGCCCGCGCATCTTAGTCACCCCCTCTGACATTTATTATTTGTGCCTTAGCCACTAAGTAATAAAACATGCCAGGTTACATTCCAGGTGACATGTCCGGTCGAGTAAAAATAAAAGCATAAGAAATTTTTAGGGACGCTGAAGCGGGCAGGAAGCGTTCGCTCTGAGCGAACAAACGGCAAGCCAAAGGGTGCCTGTTTTTCCATGTAACTCGCAAAAGTAACGAAACGGTAACGAAGGCGAGCCTTACGGCGTTTCTACTTGACAAACTGAAAAATCGACTCTACGATGGCACTGCCAGCGTAGAGCAAAAATTCTTATAGTCTCCGCTACAGCCCAGTAAACAGGCGGGCGTCTCATCTAAAGCATAACGGCGAGCCATGTTCTTACGCCTCAGACGGCTAGCCCGCGAGCGCGTTGACATACGGCGAGCGCCGATGCTAACCTACGGATACGGATTTCGAATAAAGAAAGAAGACGGCGAGCCACATGGACTTTGACGCATGGATGAAGACGGGTTACGAGAACGGATGGGTAGGGCCAGCGGTGTGCTTCACACACGACGGCGTGCCATTGTCGGCAAGCGAGGAAGCGGAGTTCGAGACGGGTGACCCTTGTGTGAACATAGTGCGACTCTACGAGTCGACGGATGCCAAACGGAACGTCGAGGAGAACCACTCACCGAGTGTGTGGAGAGCCACCAACAAGGGTCAGTGATTTTCCATGTAGCGGATGCCAAAATCACGCTACGCGAGTTGTCCTATGATAAAAGTCATGAGACACATAGAGGTTCACTTACTCGAATCCCCTGAAGACAGGGACTCGCTAAACCATGTAGGCTTCGACCTATTTGAAATTGAAACTTGCGACCAATGCCTTGAGGAAGTTGGGGAGATTCCTGACTCAGAGTTTGTGCCCTATGTCGTTTGCTTAGACGAAGATGACGAGTGGATTGTGTGTGCAGTCTGCGCTGAGCCAATCCTTTAAAGGGTCGGCAATTTTCCATGTCAAAGTTGGTCCTCTATTCAAATGTCAATGCCAATCTAGAAGAAGCACTACGCATCTGCGAAGGCGTTGATTGGCAATCAACAGTAGTTTCCTACACAGGCGATGATGGGGAAGTCGTAAACATTGCTGATAAAAAGTACAGAAACGCAGACCTAAAAAGAATTAAGTTCCTCCAGCAAGAAGTTTTCCCAGAGTTGCAGGACTATGTGAAGAACTACACAGATAAAGAACTAACTATGGAGTCTTTCGCTCTTGTCAGATATGTAGAAGGTCAATTCTTTAAAGAGCACGCTGACAGAGTCGAGGGCGCAGGACTCAGTGTTCGAGAACTTTCTGTGGTTGTCTACCTAAACGACGACTACGAGGGTGGAGAGATTTACTTTAGGAATCAAGGTTTAACCATAAAACCAGCGAAGAATTCGATGGTGATGTTCCCATCAACAGGCGACTACCTACACGAAGCCAGACCAATCATCTCTGGCACCAAATATGTTTTTATCAGTTTCTGGGTCTGATACATGGAAAAAGGGCGACCCTTGCTTTCGCAAGGGTAAAAATAAAAAAAAAGACAATTTCAAAATGTCACTGGCTGCCCATACACTCTGGGTATGGATGAATTTACGAATTACACAGAAGACGACTGGTCGAGTTGGTGGACAGAGGTTTTCTATGGCATCGAAAACGATGACATAGTTCACGTCTGCTCTGAAGAAGAAACCATTCGTTGCGTCGACTGCGCGAAAAATGTCAGTTGCTGGAACGAGAATGGACTCTACTTACTCTGCACAGATTGCCTAGCAATCGAAAGCACGTTGGAGATGAACCAAGTTCAAGGAGACGAGAACAGCCCATACGCGCACCTGAGTGAAGAAGAGAAGAAAGAAAAGTTCTTGGAGATGTATCGCGAGAACCCAGAAATGTTCGACTTCTAAAAATAAACTTGACAAATGTCAGGGGCAGCACTTACAATCTAACTATCAACAAATTTTCTCGGAGGGAGAAAAATGACAACCAAGATGAAGGACATCACTGTCACCACTGCGACTATCGACTTTGGCGACTGGAGCCTAACTGCTACAGGCGTTTTAGATGAAATCTGGGAGTGGCGCATCGTTAATTACACCAAGGCAATCAACTACTTCACTGATTGGAATGTGCGCGAGTACTTTTCTGACCAAGAAGAACTTGAGGCATTTATGTGGGCTGAGGTTCAGCGCATCCACCAAAAGTATTCGCACTGCGCGTTCGAGGAGAGAATCGAGCAGGTCGAAGACGAAGATTATTTCGACGAGGAATAATTTCTATAAATAAACTTGACAAGTAGAAATAAATCTGCTTTACTTGTCTCAAGCCAGAAAAGGAAGGAACCAAAATGGCAAACACATCAATCACTAAGCGCGAGTGCTCAGAGTTCATCTGCGAGCGCGTTGCTACTGTCTACGCAGGTGGACCATACGCTAACGACTGGGCAGACTACTACTGCAACGACCACATCCCATCAGGGTATCGAGTCTGGGACAAGTTAGCGCCTGTCTGCCCATCGTGTGAGGGATTCATTCCAAACAACGAGAATCCAGGCGCTTACATGGGAGCAATCTCACGTAAGGACAATAAGACTGAGATTTGCTCAGCGTGTGGTACTGCTGAGGCGCTCGCGGACTTTTTCAAAAATAAATAAAAAAAGTTTCGCGACACGCTTGACAAATCAAAAATTATCCGCAATACTATCTAAGTAACAAAAACCACGAGCGTTCGGAAGGAGAACCAAGTGAACGCAAAAACCGAGAAGGACAGCGCTGGTAAGGCACTGTACCTTGAATTCCGTAGGGAAAACTACACCTACCAAATGGTAGTCATGCCTAACACCATCAGCATGGATGGCGCTAAGGTAGTTCCAGCGACAGTTATGACTCGTCGTATCTCGATTTGGAACCCACGTCGAAACTGGGGATTCACAGACAATCGTCGTGCGCGTCTCGTTATCGATAGGGACCCTGTTGCTGGCTTTGTTCAGTATGAGGCAGAGCGCGCTCGCGAGGTGGCTGGAGATGTCTTCAAGTCACTTGACCTGCAAAGCACTATGTCTTCGCTGTTCCACAAAGGTTGGACTTTGTTCAAGACTCCACTTGTAGTTGAGTTCTCGTACAAGGACATTCAGACTGCTCAGCAGTCGAAGACACCTAACGATTTGATTCGCCGAATTCAGCGCAGTCGCGAGGCCGCTGGTTGGGGAGAGTCTTATTTCAATCCAGAAGTGGCAGTTCCTGCTACCCCAGCAGTCTAAGTGAAGGAGTAAACAATTATGACTACTGTTAACATTGAACTTGTAAACGAGCAAGTTCGTTTTCACGAGGCTTTGCCAAAGGTCCTATTTGGAGTCTTTGCTCAGGGTCTCAACTCAGAGATGGCATCTGACCTTAACGTCTACTACGACGACAAGGTTGGTCGCGCTATCCTACGTAATCGTGGTGCCGCTGTGGCGCAGAAGGCAGAGCAGGTAGTTGTGGCTGTAGAAGAGTTGGCTGGCGAGAAGTCATACACTCGACCTAATGGTGACGCTTACTTCTCACGCAAGTGGGGAACTCACAGCGATGTCGAGGCTCTACGTCAGAGTCGCGCTCTCAACTTCTACACGATGCTCTATGGCGCACCGGGTTGTGGAAAGACTGCTCTGGTCGAGGCCGCTTTTGGCGACGACCTTTACACAGTCCTTGGCTCTGGCGACACCGAAGTTTCTGACTTGGTGGGTGGCTATGTCCAGACTCTCGCTGGTGGCTTTGAGTGGATTGATGGTCCACTCGTGAAGGCCGCAGAAGAGGGTAAGGTCTTGCTCATTGACGAGGTGGGTCTCATTGACCCTAAGGTCTTGTCAATCGTCTATGGTCTTATGGATGGTCGCAAGGAGTTGCGCGTTACTGCTAACCCAGAGCGCGGAACTGTCAAGGCTAAGGATGGTTTCTATGTCGTAGCCGCGACTAACCCAAACGCTCCGGGCGTGAACTTGTCAGAGGCTCTACTATCGCGCTTTGGCGTTCAGGTAGAAATGACTACTGACTGGTCGCTCGCTCGCAAGATGGGTGTTCCTGTTCAGGCTGTGACCTGCGCTCAGAACCTTGCTAAGAAACAAGCAAGCGACGAGATTTCGTGGGCACCACAGATGCGCGAGTTGCTTTACTTCCGCGATGTCTCAAAGGCATTTGGAACTGACTGGGCTATCGCTAACTTGGTAGCCACAGCACCAGAACTCGACAGACCAATTGTGGCTGATGTTTTCAGTCGCGTGTTTGGCGTCGAAGTCAAGCCAGCCAGAATCTAACTCCTTCCAGATTCTGGCTCCCACGAGAGTGGGGCAGGTATCTTCCCCCAAGCCCTGTCCCACTCTCCCTTATTTTTTATCCACGACACGCTTGACAAATGTCATAGGCGTATGTCATAATTTTCTCAAGAAGTTGGAATTCGGAAGGACACAAAATGACTCACTTCTCAAGCGACCTACAGATTCGCAGAGGCACTCCTATGGAGTGGCTAGGCGTTGGCGCACAGATTGGTCGAATGGTAAACGCTTGGGCGTTCCGCGAAGACCTAGTTGTAAACCTAGGCAAGACCACTATTGGCGCACCTGCTGCTTTCAATCCTGCGAGCGCCGAAATCGAGATTGACACTGATTGCGCTTTCTTTGGTTTCGAGCCATCAGAGATTGGGGACCTAAGCAAGCGCTCAACTCAACTTGAGTTCGCGATGGCATCTGGAGCAATTCTCCACGAGGCACTACACGCGCGATTCACTCGCTGGTCTTTGCCTAAGGCTGTTCAGGATTTGTCGCCTCGCGACCTAAAGGCTATGCACACTCTTGAGGAGGGTCGCATCGAGTCTTGGGGTATTCGAGTTATGCCAGACAATCGCATTATGCTCCGCGCTTGCGCGATGGAGATTGTCATTGGTGACATCGATGCATACGAGGACAAGTTGTCGAGCGTTGATGGCGCTGCGTTTATGTCAGCACTGACTCTTGCGCGCGTTGATGCTGGCGTTCTTGAAATGAGCGACATCGAACCAATCGTGCCAATCATTGAGAGCATCTTGGGCGTAGACAACATTGAGCGTCTGCGTTCTGTTTGGTTGCGCTTTCAAGCACACGACCAGCACGCGCTCGCTGAGCCACTCTACGATTTGGCTAAAGAGTGGAACGCAATTCTCGACGACATCAAAGTAGAGAAGGGCGAGTCTGGAGACGAAGGTCAAGGTCAGGGCGAAGGCACTGAGCAGGTCTTGGTCTCTAAGCCGGGCGAGTCTGGCGACTCAGCCTCAGAAGGTGAGGGCGATGGCGCTGGAGGTATGGGCGAGGTTCTTCAAGCAATCAAGGATGCTGTCCAAGAGATGCGCGATGCTGTTGTAATTTCCAATCAAATGGAAATCGACGACGCTATCGAAGAAGAAGAGTGGAAACAGCAAGTTGTCGAGCAAGAGGCAGAGGCTAGCGTAAAGCAGAACCACAAAAAGATTTCTGATTCTGTTTTCTACTCCAAGGGCGATGGCGACGACAACAACGAGAAGACTCGTTCTGTTTTAGTCGAGACTCGCGCTCCTAAGAGCACAGAGCGAGTCGCCGCTGTTCAGGTCTCGCGTCTACTTGCTAAGGCAAAGTATCGCGAGCGCTCGCAGACTGAGGTCCAGAGCATCTTGCCTCCGGGTCGTCTACGCACTCGCGCACTTGTTCAGGGTCAGGCTTTGAAGTCTAGGGGCGTAGCCCAGCAGACCCCAGCGTGGCGTCAGACCAAGCGCAAGCACACAGACGACCCAACTCTAAATGTTGGCGTAATGGTAGACATCTCTGGCTCTATGCGTAGGGCTATGGAGCCTATGGCGATTACGGCTTGGGTTATGTCCGAGGCTGTTCACCGAGTCCAAGGCAAGTGCGCTATGGTCTACTACGGTAACGATGCGTTCGCGACTTTAAAGCCTGGACAGCGTTTGAACGATGTCAAGGTCTACTCGGCTGGTGACGGAACCGAGAAGTTCAGCAAGGCGTTCAAGGCTCTTGACGGTGGTATGAACTTGTTGCACGGTGACGGCGCTCGCCTTTTGGTTGTAGTGTCTGACGGACACTACGCAGGCGAGGAGCGACCGCTGGCTATCAAGTGGCTAAAGGAGTGCGACCGTAAAGGCGTGGCAGTCCTGTGGCTGACGTTTGACAAGGGTGAGCACGCTCAGTGGCTTACCAAGGGAACCAACGCTCAGGTCGTCTGTATCGCAGACGGCGACCCGACAACGGCGGCGACCATCATCGGCAAGGCTGCGGCCAGCGCATTGGAGAAGGTTGGCTCACGGCGAGCCTAAAAGCGGAACGGCGAGTCGGTAACGGCTCGCCTTCCTCTTGCTTGACAATGTCGCAACGGGTCACTATAATAAAAGCAACGGCGAGCGCAAGGCTCGCCTAGAGACGAAAGGACAACGGATGGGTCAGTATCACATCCTCGTAAACCTAGACAAGCGCGAGTGGGTAAACCCACACGGCTTGGGATTGGGTGACAAGCAACACGAGCACACGGGAGCGTTCAACGGGTCGCTCTCTGACGCGATGTATCTACTCGTAATGAGTAGCCCTAGACGCGGTGGCGGAGATTGGGAAGAGACTTTTGTCTCTGGGCGCTGGGTCGGAGATAGGGTCGTTCTGCTGGGCGACTACACAGAAGACGCAGACATTCCAAATTTCAAGAACGCCAGCAAACTCTATGGTCAGGCTCAGGAAGAGTTTTTGGACATCACGCCTCAAGTGCGAGACGCGTTCAAAATCGTATTCGAATTGGACTACGAACTCAAGGTCAGCGATTGGGACTCTGAGTATTCCTATTGGGTAGTCAAAGACCCAGAGCGAGTCTAAAAACTAACGAAAAGCCACGAGCCTCGAAAGGGGTTCGTGGTTTTTTCTTTTTCCCGCGAGCGCGTTACATGGAAAAAGAGCCACCCTTTGGGTTTGGAAAGGGTCGCCAATTTTCCATGTATGCGGCGCAGCGCGGCGCTCGCAGAAATACTTTGCTGAGATGATTGACAAATGTCAGAGGTTCTGTTTATTATGTAATAACCAAACTCAAACAAAGGAGAAACCAAATGGGTTATTGGACAGGAACTGTGATTGGCGACCTAGAGGGTAAAGGACTCGTATGGGGCGACCAGCCAGCAGACATTGTTGATGACGCAATCGAGCGCGCGATAAATGTCTTCGAGGAAGACTTGGGTCGCAAGCCAACCAAATCAGAGTTGCGTGAAGGTCTGGAGTTCTACCTTCGCGTGCGTGATGACTTACAAGAAAAATAAGACACGCCAAAAATAGAACTTGACAAAAATGTCAGAGTCATACATTATTGTCTTACTCAACCAAACAAAAGGAGTAAAAATGTCAGACACCAAAAGGTTCTGTAACGACTGCGAGGTCGAACTAAACAACGAGAACACCAGAGAGTTTGATGGTTTCGATAGTGGAAACTACTCAGCGTCTCGTTCTGTTGGGTTCAACTTGTCGAAGGAGTTTTTCACCAAGTGTGACGACTGCTTCAACGCCGACATTGACAGATACTTGGACAACCAATACAACTAAGCACTTGACAAATGTCAGACCTTAGTTATACAATAAACACATAAGTTCTTGGAAGGAGAACAAAATGGCTAACTACTACGAGTCAGCACGAAGCAACTACTTCTTTGTCAAAGACATTGAAGCGTTCGAGGCAGAACTAAATGGTTCTGGTCTCGAAATCAGCACCAAGAAGATTGGCGACCTAACCCAAGTATGTCTGCTTGCTGATATGGAGAATGGATTTCCATTCGAGAAGTATGACGACAACTACGACTCGACTGAGTTGGATTGGGCAGACATCTTCAAGCGACACCTAGCAGACAACCAAGTGGCAATCATTATGGGGTCTGGTGCTGAGAAACTCCGCTACATCACAGGTTGGGCTATGGCGTTCAACAACAAGGGCGAGAGCAAGTCAATCAACCTTGACGACATCTATGACCTAGCCAAAGAACTCGGCTCAGAGGTCACCACAGCAACATACTAAAAATTATTTGGGTGGGGTGCTTGACAAATGTCACACCTCACCTCTATAATAAATACATAAGTTCTTGGAAGGAGAACAAGAGTAAAGAGATGAACAAGCAGATAACTTGGAAGAGGATTCACGATGGTCTACGCCTTACCTATGTTGGCTCAAATGGGGCTGTCATTATGCGTAGGCAACAAGGCTCCCGTCTATGGCACGGGCGTGACCGCCAATACTCGAAGGGCTACTACTACACCCTAAACAATGTCAGGTTTTACAGCCTGAAGGATGCTAAGGCTGAGGCTGAGAAGATGGGAGTTAACTAATGAGCAAACCAAACATCACCGAACTTTGCCAGAACGAGGCACTAGGTCAAGTCCTAAGTAATTGGGGCGACTTTACCTATGACCAAATTATCGAGGCTCTCAACGAAGACGACAACTCGGTTCTAGAGCATGACGAATTTCATGTCTGGTATCCACTAGAAGATATGCCAAACAGCCAACTTGCCGACCACATTGAGTCGCTCACCAAAGCGTTTCAACGAATCGCAACGAAGGCTGTCGAACTAAACAAGGAAGGAAACTAATGCAAATCGCAAGCAGAGAAATTACTTACCAAACTAAAGTTGAGCAAATCTTCTTTGAAGATGGAACAGAACTTGTAGCCACTACGGGTTTTGACACTTCTGGTGGTGGAGAAATCTACTTTGACTACGAATGGATAGATGAAAAGCCTGAGTGGGCTGAGTCACTAGACATTCAAGCACTACTTATGGAAAAAGACTAAAAATTAGTTGGGCGTAGTGCTTGACAAATGTCAGGCACTATGCTTATACTATACAAGTAAGTTCTTTTGAAAGGAGAACAAAATGATGGAGACATCTGAGTTACTGAGCGTCAAACTAAATGACGAGAATGGCAACCACATTGGTCAAGCCTGCATCTACGAGAACGAGGGCAACTTCGTGCTCTATTGGAATGATGGTCTAGTGAATGAGTGGTCTGAGACCTTTGCGTCTTTCCACCTTGCTCTCGCTCGACTATCAGTTCTACACTACGCAGTTAGCGTTGGCGAGTTCTTCAAGAACGACCCACACGAGTTCGCTCTGGAGACAGGCGACTTCCTAAAGAGCCAGATTTTGGAGATGAAATAATGAGCAAGCAGTATCACTTTGTAGTTCAGTTCGACACCGAGACTAACGAGTTCTCGCTCGACATTGACACACTAAACGCCAACTTCAATAGTGGCGTAATCTTCGACACCGAAACTCAGGAGTGGGTCGAAGGCACAGAGTCAGACAATCTTGACGAGGGCTACTTCCCTGTCGAGGACAATCTTGCTGGTTGGCTAAGAGTTGCTAACTACATGGCAAGAAAGGACAGCAACTAATGTGGGTAGCAGATGATGGCTCTTATGGTTCTGGAGATGTCGAGGAGTTCGACACCTCGAATTGGACAGACGAAGACTTCCAAGAGTTAGATGAAGCAGACGACAATACTCGTTTGTATGTCGCAAGGCAAATCAACCATCAACGAAATGGAGCGTAAAAGATTGGCTGGCTCTGAGGAGTCAGCCTTCTTTTTTACCCATCACACAAGGGTCGCCGATTTTCCATGTCAAAAACTTTTTTGGAAAAAGACTTGACAAACCCCGCCAAGAGAGATACAATAAACCCATCAACTTAGATAGGACTAAATTGAAAGGTGTAAAATAAAACTGAAGAAAGCAGGAAAAAATGCCAAAATACGAAGTAAAGGTCACTCTTTACGCAAACATAGAAGCCCCGACTGAGGAGTTCGCTAAGCGAATCGCCATTGAAGGTGTAGTTGCTACATCTAACCAAGACGATAAAGCAGAGGCAGACTTTCGCCTAGCCATGCCACAGGACACTTTCCCTAGATTTGTTCTAGGGCCTGTTGATGTGGTCTCAGGAGACGACACGCCAACTGAAGATGGGCTTGACAACTCAGAAGAAGTTGCCTAAAATACTTCTATAACTGAATACAGAAACCAAACAAACAAGGAAAGACAAAATGACGACTCAGACAAAGGTTCTACAAGACTCGGCGTTCTACACCAACGAGTCAGGCACAGAAGTTGTGTGGGACAACGCTCCCCACAAGCGTTTCTATGTCGTGCGTGCTGGTGAAATGCGTATCCACGCAACAGACGCTAATGGCGTTCAGCACACTATTCGCTACACAGACCAACTACGAGACTTTGGCATTACAGATGACGACACGCTCGCGTTTTGGTCTGCTAAAGACGAAGAAGTGTTTTCTTGGGTGAACAACTCTTGGTTCGAGGTCTATGACTCAGTTAGCAAGAATTGGTATTCAGAGCCAATCCACGAACTAAACGAGGCAATCGAGTTTGCTACTGACCTAGCCAACAAGTATGGCAAGGACACGCCTGTAAGCGAGTTCGAGCCGGGCGAAGGGTGGAAGTAATGAAACTGAGAGATGCTTTAGGAGAAGTCCTGCGGGAACTCCGCTTAGAGAAGAAGTTTACGCTTAGGCAGTTATCTGTGAAGGCGGGCGTTTCTTTGGGATACCTCTCCGAGATTGAGCGTGGTTCGAAAGAGATTTCTTCCGAACTGCTATCCTCAATAGCGAAGGCTATTGAAGTTCCGCTTCATCAGATTATTATTGAGACGGGACACCGTATCCAAATGAGTTCTCTCGACACATACGAAAGTGTGGAGCGGGAACTTACCGTAGCAATCTAAAAGTAGAAAGAGATAAAGATGGTAGACAATTCATCATTACTTCTTTGGCAACTATCTGACGCATCAACCGTCTCGGTTGAACTGTTGTCGGAGAGCGAGGAACTCTTCAAGTTAGTTTCAAACGGCACGCCGTATGAAGAACTACTTGCTTGGGTAAACGAAAACTTCTAGACTTAGCACGGCGTGCGTTTCCCCCAACGGCACGCCCTGCTACGCCGTCAGTCTTTCATTGTTTGGTTTCCTGACGGCACGCCCCCTAACTGTTCCCCCCAACGGTTAGGGGGTTTCCCTTTTGACGGCACGCCTTAGATGCGCCTGAGAAACTTGACGGATAGACTTTACAAGTCTGCGTATTTATGTTATAGTAGAGGTCTAACGGAAGGGGTGTGAAAATGCCTAATAAAAAGAAACAGCAACCAGCACTTGGTAAAGCGAACCAAGCCAGACGCAACGCTGAAGCGTTCGCACTCCAAGTGGTGATGCGAGATGTGCACAGAGGAAGTGCGTTTGGAGTTCAGCAAGATAAGCGAACTAAACGCAACAGAACCAGAGATGCTCAGAAGAGGAACGCTCTCGAAGATTGGAACTAATCTTCGAGGGCTTTTCTTTTTCCCGGAATTTGCAGAGCGACTACATGGAAAAAGGTAGACCCTTTAACCTCAGGAAAATCCCCTCTAAAAATCCAGATGCATGGCGAGCATGGTTATGCTTTTTCCTCGTTATGTTTTTGTTATAAAAAAGTTTGCTGATGTGCTTGACATTTCATCATTTATGCGTAATAATTTATGTATCTTGAAAATCTAGTTGGGGGAGATGGGGTGATGAAAATGACAACCAACAATGTTTGGGAAATCGTGGACAACGATTTCGTTGAGATTGCTTGTGCGACTTGTGCGAACAAGTTTCTCGCAGAGCGTGGTATCCAACACGAACTTGGCAAGAACTACGCAGATGATGCGTCTGGTATCTATGCTCAAGAAGATGTGTATGGCGAGCACGACTTTGGACACAAGTGCGTGTGTGGACTAGTTCTAGGCTAGTCTCCAGCGTCTGGGAACGCTCCACCAGAAATGGTGGGGCGTTTTCTTTTGTGACAAATCTGTTATAAAAATCTTCGTGTTTTTTATTATAAATGTCGAAGTGCGTGCTATTATAGAACTACAACTAAATAGGGCAGAAACCAAACACTAGAAATCGCTTGGGGGTGATTTAGATGATGAAAGAACCAAAGGTTCTAATCGCTGTCGAGACAGCGAATGTGGGTCGTGCGTTCATATCGCTGTTCGATGTGACTATGGAAGAAGCACAGACTTTTGCTTCGCTCTGGAACAAGCAGGATAAGGCAGGATTTGCTTATGTCTGGCTATGGGCTAACCCTTGGTAGTAATACTAGGCAACAAACGCTCCACCAGAAATGGTGGGGCGTTTTCTTTTAATCAAATCTCTGATGCTGGTCATGCTGAAGCACGGGATTTGAAGGGTAGACGATTTTCCATGTAGGCAGCGCGGCGCTCGCAGAACATGAACGAAAAAATAGTTTTGCGAAATACTTGACAAATGTCGTAGGTTGTCGCTACCATAGTGCTATAACTAAATAGAGAAACCAAAACGACAAAAGGACAAAAATGCTAAAACGCAACATCGAACTTCCTCTCGAAGCCATTGACCACATTCTCGAAATCCTCGCTGGTGTTGAGGAAGTTGGTCTGGACACCATTCAGCGTGCTGAAGCAAAAGGTGTCAGCGTGCCTCGCAAGTTTGTATCGAAGATAGCAAAAATCTCGAACACGATTGCTGTGCTGAAGTCAGCAAGTGACGAAGTTGAGATTGCCGAACTTGAGGAAATTTTCCTTCGAACTTTTGAGGAACAAACCAAGTAGTAGGAAACCTACAAAAAATTGGCAAAAAGTTTGTTAAGAAATATCGCAAATAAACTTGACAAATGTCAGAGGTATCCCTCATAATAGTCTTACAACTAAATAACAAGTGAATACAGAAACTAACCAAACACTAATGACAGAAGGAAACAAGATGTCAAACGCAGTAGAACTAGGGTTCAACGCCGAGGTGCGTTCCGCTCTAAAGAAGTTCAACGAGGCTAAGGCTCTCGCTGACAAGGCTGAGGCTATGAAGAAAGAGGCAGAGGTTATTCTCCGCTCCGCTCTCGGCGAGGCAGACAAGGCTACCATTGGTGGCGTTGTTGCTTTCCGTATCGAATACCGCACCCGCACCGATGTCTCGACTAAGGCTCTGAAGGAGCAATTCCCTCAGGTCTACGAGAAGTTGGCACAGACCACCGACTACAACTTCTTGAAGGCTCTAGCCACCGAGTAATCAACACGGCTGGTTATGAGTGAAAACAAGTAATCGCTATGGTAGCCCGTAGCAACCAGCAGGCCCCTCAATTCACCTAGCGGTGGGTTGAGGGGTTTCTCTTTAACGGCTCGTCTCCAATACCGCTCTCCCGCTAGAGATTGACGGCACGGGTCGAACGGCTCGCCCTTAACGGATTGACGGATTGGGTTTGACGGCTCGGCTCGCCCGACACAGACGAACGGCTCGCCTTTTTGACGGCTCGCCTTAAGCAGACGGGTCGGACTTGACGGCTCGCCTTTTTGACGGCTCGCCTTTAAGGGATACTGACGGCTCGCCTTTTTTGAAGTGACGGCGAGGGATTAACACGCCCAAGTGCTGACGGATAGCCTTTTTCGCAGACACGCATAGGGGGACTCAAAAATGCTGACGGATAGCCTTTTTGGTCGCTTCGACCGGAAGAGAAGAAAAGCGTAATTTTCGCTTCGAACGCATGAGAGCGAAATCGAACGCATGAGAGCAAAAAGCGTAAAAAGCGTAAAATTAGGCGTTTTTCGCTAAAACGCACGAAAATCGCTGGATTAGAGGGGCTGAAGAAGGGGCTAAATCGCTATTTTTAGGGTTTTAAGGCGTTTTTTGGCTATCTGGCGTTGGGCTATCGCAAATCCCTTCGAGAAGACTTGGCAAAGGGTAAGGGATTTTCCATGCAGCACTTTCCCCCCTTCTTCGAGTCTTTCTTGACTTTTTTCGAACTTTATGCAGAGATGAGTCCCCTCATGGCGAGGCTTCGCAGAGCCTTTCTGGAGCAGAAGCCTGAGATGAGCCACATTATCGCTTATCGCTAAGCAATAAATGGCTGCGCTGCGCTCCAGGCGACCAGGTCAGCCTGGTTTTTCAAGTTGGTCGCAAGGAGCGACAACATGGAAAAAGCCCTACCCTTGCGTGAGGCATGATGCGCAGCGCAGCGCAGCGCGGCGCTCGCGACACGAAAAGAAGATTTTTATCAACGCTTGACAAATGTCAGAAGTTCGCGCAATAATTTCTTTTGTTCAAGAAAGGACAAAAGATGAAACTAGAAAAGCGCATCACTTACTACGCAGATGGAAAGCAACTTTGGTCATACAAAGACCTTGCTAGGGCATACGACTTTAGCGTGGCAACAACTCGTTACTATCTCAACAATGAAAAGTTTGCTGACACGCGACCAAAAGAGGTGGCACGCACAGGCGAACACGCGCTCGCAGTAGTTCTGTTCGATGCTGTTGAGTTGGATAAATGGTTCGCGCCTCAAGCAGAGATTGTTCGTAAGCACATTCGCGCAAAAGTTGGGCGACCACGCAAAAACTAATTTTGCAACACGCCACGACATAACTTGACATAGATTCAGATTTTTATAATAATTGTCTTGTTCGAGAAAGGAACACTATGAGTCAGATGGCAAAAGGTCTTGTGATTGATATCGCAATGAAGATGGTTGCTGGAGAGTCACAAGAAGTAATTGAGCGAGTCAAGGTCGCTTGCGAGTCAGACGCTGTTGCTGAGACCCGCGCTGGGATTTACTTGTTCAGTTCATTCAAAGACGCAGAGAAAAATCTTGCGAAGTTAGACGCTGAAGTTCAGCGAATCGTTGAGACCACCAAAAATGTCAGACCCCTACGCTAACTTGTAGATAATCAGAAAGGACAAAATGTTCATAGTCACAACTAGTGGTTACTTGGTCGAGTGCGACAGGTGCGGAAACGAAGAGTTGGCTAAGTCTCTCAGAGAGGCAAAGACTACTTTCGATTTCCACGAGTGCTCGGACACACCTAACAAGGTATTGGACTACACCTTGATAGATGTATCCAACTAACAAAAATGTCAGACCCCGTGTCTACAATAAAAACATAACTGAATACCGAAACCAAACACCGAAAACATAAGGACAAAAATGACTGAGCAAAAGGTCGTGGGCGGAGTTCCACAAAACCAAATGACTGCGGGAGACATCGTAGATTATTGGGGCGCGATTGTAGGTGCTACCAGCGATGGTCACCTAATTTCTTGGGAAGGCGGGTCAAACGAGTTGAACCTATTTTGGTTGGACTCCGATGGTTCATATTCCCACCACAACAGAATCATCGAGGACTTCGCGGGTCGCGACTTAGAGTATGTAAGAGATTACTGCGACACTTGGTTCTAAAATCAAAAACTAAAAACGCGGGTCGAGCGAAAGTTCGACCCCGTTTTTTTTTTGCCTCGGTCTCCAGACGCGGGCTAAAGGGTTATGGATTTTCCATGTAGTCGTTATGATTTAGACATGAACTCCGCGCATCTCGTTAGCCTTATCTCCGTTGCCGAACACCGACTCAGCGCGTTGTTCTACTTGGTGGGGGAAGGCGAGCACGCAGGGAACTATGTTTTGGTGTCTTCAGCGAGGACAGCAATCGGGAAGAACGAGGAAACTTGTATTTTTATCTCAGACGAGTTTGGAGAACCAAAGACTTGGATTAGCCTCTATCGCAGATTAGATTTCGACCAAGAGACTGCGCTAGAAAATTTTGGGTATCCCGTAAGAAAAAACTTGACATAAGTAAAATTATTGGCTACCATTAGACATACATCAGAGACGAAAGGAAGAAATGAACAAGTTACTGATTGTTAGAGCAGATAACTCGATAGAGAGTCAGAGTCTGTCATACGCAGACTTTACCGACAAACTATCAAGCAGCGTTGCTCAATACGACATTACCGACACACTAACTATGTGGGTAACCACCAATGACGAGAGCGCGGGATATAACTCAGTTGCGAACTCCGCTTACGCAGACTACCGAGGAATGAACGACTCCTTCTTTTATGGAGAAGTTATCTTCACAGGTAAATCAACGCTAAGCGGAGTTTATGGACTAGACGCAGATGCCGAAGCACTCGTTATGAACTACGCAAATAAGGAGAACTAAGATGCGTAAAGCGATTATGTTAGATGTTGATGGCAGCCTATCAACTTTGGACTTAGACAGAACGAACGCGCTTAGAGAACTTCAGAGCGCCGTTGGTGGTTGGGTTCAGGCAGTTGATTTCCGTGACGATTTGACTATTTGGGTTAATGAAGAAGGAAAACTCAATAACCTACCAATTAACGCCGAAGCAACCAAAATTTGGGCACACTTTTTTGGAAACACCGATTTTATAGTAGGAAATGCTGTATTTACAGGTGGAACTGATGAAAATGGCGAAACTATGGCTATTTCGGCAGATGCGGAAGCCTTTATCTATCAGCAGGTAGAGTCAAGCAAATACTTGGTTTAGCAGGTTCATAGGCTAAACTGAAACGATAACTGAATACCGATTTGGGAGAACCAAGACAAACAACGACCAAGAAAAGATAAGAAAGTCTTCCGACTTTCTGGAAAGGTAGGTCGCCTTATGAAATGGTTGCTAGCAATAGGACTCGTGGCTATATCTCTAATTACGGGAAGTTATCCGTACGGAGAAAACGCGGGCGCAAGCGACATAACGACAGAGAGTGTGGAAACTCAATCTGTTGTTGTTGAGAAACAGGAACACAAGATAAATGTTCTCCGCTTATTTAATCCGAGCGACAAAGAGCCCGGAATTATTCAAGCGATGTATCTAGCCGAGCAGGACAAAATCCTTGCGAAAGCCGAGATAGATAGAGCACTAAAACTCAACACCGATAAAATCCAATCAGTAGTGGAGCAACTGAAAGACCGAGTTGGAAAAACTTGGTATGTATTCTCAGGTAGCACACCTAGTGGTTGGGATTGTTCAGGTCTGGTTTATTGGGCTTATGAACAATTAGGAGTATCGCTAGAGCACTCCGCCAACAAGCAAGGCAATTCGGGAACAAAGGTGAGAACCCCGAAGGTTGGCGACATCGTGGTATTCGGCTATAAAGGGTCGAAGTCTTACTACCACTCGTCTATCTACATCGGAGATGGCAAAGTTATCCACGCGGGATTTAGGAAAGGAACAACCACTTCCATCATCGCGCTCGATGACCCATCTTTCAGAAACAGCACCATCACATTCATTCGACACATAGAGTCGAACTAATCAACAGAAAAAGTCCCCTCGCCAGCGCGGGGGGATTTTTTTTGCCTCGACCATACATGGAAAACCATAGACCCTTATAAGATGGAGATGCTCTTGCCGATTGAGTGTGAAGCCCCTCGCGAAAACACGCGGGGGGTTTCTTCTTGACAAATGCCAGCGCGGGTTATTACTATTTCAATACCACCGATTAATAAATGTCAGTGGGTGTAGATAGATTGAAGTAAGTCGAAAGGAAGACAAATGACTTATGGAAAAGTGACTTGCTACTACTGCGAGCAGGAAGATTTCAACTCTGAAGAGTTGTGCTCAGAAACCTATAAGGGTGAACTACCACACGCCGAGCAGAAGTGGTGCGAGTCTTGCGGGGAAGAGTCCGTGGACAAGTGGGATGGCGACAGCGACACTTGCGCTGGTTGTTACCGAGAGGCAGAGCGCGAACTCCGCGATAGGAATTGGGATTACTACAACGCCTAAAAAATCTTTTGCGACACGCTTGACAAATGTCTAGCAACTTGTAATAATAGAGATGTAGCAGATACAACGACAAAAGGAGAAATGCTATGAAGTATGTAATTCGCCGAGCAGTAGCGTCAGTAATTCTTTCGCCTCTGGTGGTATTAGCCTACGGAATTCTTTACGCCGTTCTAGTTGGGTTTGGTGCTCAGCCGGGAACTGATGTCGAAGGTGTAGTTGCCAA